CCTTCATCTTCTCAAACTTGTTAAGTTTAGTTAAACCCAAGTTAAATGCCATGTCAACAAGCGTCATCTTAACCGCTTCAGGTCTTTGGGCAAACCCAGGGTCATACTGCTGTGCATCATTGAATGCTTGGGTTAGGCTATGGTTATAAAGAGTTTTTGTTTCTCTATCTGATAGCTCTCTACCCGCAAACAATTCGTTTATATCAATGCCTTGTTGATCTAAAAAACTACGGTTACCCGCATCCTCAAGATTAAATCCAATGCCTATTGTGCGATTGCCCTTACTGTCTTCGTATACCCTCGACTTATTGCCCTCGTTCAAGGATAACATATCGAAGTAATTCTGCGAGCGTTGCTCTTGGATTCTACGATTTGCAAACTCAGTCGGTGTTTTATTGTCTGCCATTGCGTTGTAGTTTAAGAATAATAAACAGATGCTAGATACTTTGAGTATCCACGTTACCCATTTGAGCGGGGTTTGTGCCAATTCTACCAATCTGGGCATTCTCCATTTGCTGCATAGCAAACATATACTGACCCTGGTATTTTTCCATTCTGGCTCGGAATGATTCATCTTGTTCTATTCTTTGTGCTACATCTGGTTGAGACGCATATTGCTCAATAACTTGCATTGCAATCTGACCACCATTTGGACGAGCCGGCATTTCAATGCCTGCAAAGATTTTTGTCAAGTCATCTGTAACTTGCTTAACAATTTGCTCTTGAGCTTCCTCTACTGGTTGCAATACTGCGTCTGCAAGGGTTGGATCAATGCTACTAGCGGCTACCTCAAGCAGACGATCAATGCTGATCCTGCCGTTCATGTCTAACTGAGTCAATGAAACCAACTGGTTTAGTTTATTTTCTTGAGCCTCTGGGTCAGAGTTTAACACATCATAATCAATTAAGATGTCAAAGTTTTCGTCTGGATTACCCTTGTCGAAGACCTGAGGGTCTGGACTACCCGTAACTCTAAAGAAGATACTGTCTGGTCCAAACCTTTGGAAGCAGCGATATGCTAGCTTTAAAACATTAGCGCAGTGAGCTAAGAACTTGTCTACTAGGAACTGCCTACGCATTTGGCTCATGGGGTCTTCATAATCTAACCCCACTAATGCGTTGGCTTGTCGCTCCATAGTTTGTTCCATTTCTAAAGAACCTTGATTAAAGTTTGGGGTAGGACCAAACTCAAACTCGCCCTTGCGTCGGTATGGTATATATCTACCGGGTCCCCAGTCTTTAGGTGCATTACCTACAGGGTGCATAATTGGTGGAAGGGTAGCCAGACTGTTGCGGTCAATGCGAGAGTCGCGCTCTACCTTTACTTGCTGCTGAATGCCACGTAATACATCAGGTATAGTCTGCGTATCATACAAACGCTTGCTGTCCTCTGATAGCTTTGTAACTACAACTGGGTAGTCCTCGTAGCCATTCATGAGGCTAAACTTAGCGTAGCTTGGAACTCCTAGTCCTTCGTTACCATCAAAGTCTTTGTGCATGACGGTTTCATAGATGCCCTCACAGCTGTCCTCTGAGTCAACTAAGCGTTGATAGCAATGAACAATCTCGATAAGTTCATCAGCCTCGTATGCAGAATCTGTAAGACTGATAGAACGACGACCTTCCTGCTCGCGCTCAATAGAATCAATGTTTACTCCACGGTAATGCTCGATCATGTAGTCTACAAAGTCTTCGTCCCATCCGTCGGTAACAACTTTGTTTTCTAGTTCTTGGGCTGTGTAGTATGTGCGCCAGAAGCAATATGGTGAGCGTTGAGGATCGGTGACATAAGCTGGGAACATGAAGTCTCCATCAGGTGCTAGTGTCTTTACATCTGGAACATCAATTTGACGGCGCACTACCGGAAGCTCCGTGACTCCGCTTTTACGTATTTCTTTGAGTGCTCTCTTGGCTTTACGGTCAGTTACACCGTCAAAAGTTGTTTTTATAAGTTGGACGATTTGATCGTCATCATTGCCTTCTAAGATAATAGCGGCAAGCTCTGGGGACATTTGAGCAATCTGATCAATGTCTAGCTTCTGGAGGAAGCGTCGGTCTTCCCTGTGCCATCCTACGTAAGTAATTAATAAACCACGTTCCAACATATAGTTGGCTCCTAGCTCCATCTCCTGAGCAAAGCGGGGGATGTAACCACTAGATACCATCCACTTGAGGAAGTTAGATACTACCTTAGAACGGGCAATGTCTCCCATCTCTACAGGGTAAGCCCTGACGTTAGCCCGCTTCATTGAAGAAATAAACAATGATACCAACTTGGTAACACGCTCATCTATGACGTGGGACTCCATGTCCGCTGCACCCTCCCACGGGAAAGCGTCTGAGCCATGCTTACGCAGGTCACGGCTCTTGCCTGGCCACCAATTACGTCTGTCGTCGTAACTACTACGACATAGATCGAAATAAGAGTCTAGCTCATTTACGGTTTGATTGTATGCTTGACGCAGAGCCTGAACACTTGGTTCTTTGCCGACGTAAGTTAGTTCCTCGGAAATTTTATCGCTTAACATTGGTATTTATTAGTTTATCATATCTATCAAATCTTTTTTATCCAATGATAGCTGGTTATGTCTCCATTCTTAATTTCTTCAAAATAAATCATCTTCCCGATTAGCTGTCCTTGCATCCTTCGGGTAATCTTTACGTTAACTTTGCAGAAGCGTTCTCGGTGGTGAACGGCAACATACATAGGGTTCGGACATTCCCTTAAAACTTTCCCCCTGTATATTAATCTGTTTGGCTCCTCATCTTCTTTGTCGGCTGAAACATCGGGCATAGGTATGACATCATCTAATATCTCCTGCCCCTTTTCGTTAATCCATGTTAAATGCTTTGAGCCTGTAATCATGTCTTCTTCTAGATGCTGAAACGCCAGCTCTAGAGCCTCTTCAAAAGGAACTCCACATTCCTTTGCTATTTGGAATAATCTTTTCTTCGCCATTAGTATCCTCCCTCGGATTTTCTTGTTGTGTTCATAGAAGTGTCAGAAACATAGTCTGGACCATAGCCATCATTTGCCATGCGTAGATAACGCAGAAGGTCAATCCAGTCTTTCAATGGTTCATCTATCTTTCCTTTATGTCCCCAGTTAATTAAACTTTGTATTAAATTGCCACAGGATGAGTGTATTTTGAGTATTGGCTTATTAGCATCATCTACCTCTGCGCTAGGATTGTATAGCATCCATTCGTCTAGCCCAGACAGCCCCGTCTCAATGTCTGCTCCGCTTGAGGGTATAAAGAACATTCCCTTAGAAGCAAAGCTTTCAAACAGATCTGTGTTGTCCTCATTCTCTCTTGCAAAGAAACGAGAGTCACCTATACGCTCAAACACCTCTACTCCCAAGTCGCTCTCTATATCCCTGAACTCTTCTATATATGCCTGGATGTCGTGTCCCATCTTCTTAGCTGCTGGACCAAACCTCCACTTAGGATCACCAGACAATGCCCATTCTCCATAGCTGTCTCTGTCAGGCCACTCACGTAGGATAGTAATAAACCCTTGCTTGTCTACCGCAGCCCATATAGCCACATAGTTCCTAGCACCAGCAGGGTCAACTACCTGGTATACAGTGTGGGTTTCCTTGGTAATTGTAGGCAGTTCGTCTGTTACATGAACCTTAGTGCTAAATAACGGGAACAGGGTAGTCATAGACTTAACAGGAACCCCGTAAGCACGAGTTAATATCTCTTCCCTAGGTCTGCCCTTCAAGTCCTTAGCTATACGATCGTAGCCACCAAAGGGATTCTCGTCTGTGTGCAGATACACAATGCCGGCATCCCTGTTTACACTATACTGCTTAACAGCTACAGGCTCATCTAGTAGCTCTGCGTGTTTAGTCTCTAGAATCTCTGCATCTCTTAGGTAATCAGCTATGAGTTCTGTGTAGCCATCAATAGGGGTAAACCCTGTGACTAGCTTGGAGTCCCTAGTAGCTAGACGGAAACGCTGTGTGTTGATAAGCGTAGAGTCCCCTAGATACTCATCATTACCAATACCTACATTCTCAGGGTGGTTGCCTAGATTGGGAAACCCAAACTCAAAACCCTCCAAGATGGTATGGTTATTACTAAACTGCGTATAGGTCTTGAAGTCCACACGAGTCCTGGTATCTGGGAAAATAAAAGACTGACCAGTGAAACCATTCTGCATAGAGTAGTTAATGTAGCCCTCGATGCCCTTAGTCTTACGTTTAAACTCCCTGGGCATAAACTCCCACATGGCAGCCTGCTGAACCTTTACGGACGTGTCAGCGTTCTGTGAGAACAATACTACGTGTCCATCCATGTGCTTGGTAATGGACTCCATAAATATCTTAGCCATACCTGTAGTCTTAGCACCACGGTTACCACCAAGAACCAAGACCTCATTATACTCAGACAATGCCCACCTAATCCTATCCCAGCTAACTAAGTTAACCCCATGACGCAGGGGATCGTCTATAGTTAGCTTAATAGCGTCCTCACGCGCCTTCCATATATCATAGACAGCCTGCGCCCCCTTGTATTCCAATAGAGCCTTTAGCCTGCCCTTGTCGGGCGTAGGTATCGTAGGGTGCTTAGTCCACTGCATCATCATCTAATTCATCTAGGTCACTCCCAAACTCCCACTCAATCTCTATATTATCATCGCTTATCTCCAGTTGCATCTCACGCAAAAGCATTCTACCTGCTGGCAAATGGTTGTAGTCATAAAATAGTTCACCCTGGTCATCCATTACAATGAAGCAGTAGTTCTCGAAATGCTCCCCCAGTATTCCACGAATCTGATCGTAAATGGGATCATAGCTTCCGTCTATTAGTGACCTAGCCATCTTCTCCTATATCTATTACCTCTGCCTCTGGCAGCGAATCTATGAGACTCATGGCCTCCTCTGGGGTTGTTATATGTCTAACCTCTATCTTCTGAACATTGTTCCCAGTAACATTATCAAAGGTTCTATGTAGCTTCTCCTGTGCTACCGCCAGGTTAGCTAGGTCTTTAGTCTCTGCCTTCTTTATCTTCTCCTCTGCCTCTGGAGAACCATCTAGGTAACTAGCCGCTATCTTC